AAGAGAACAATAGCAGACGTTTTTGGGCAGGACAGAAGTTTGAAAAAGTTTGTTATAGAGCAGGTTTAAATCCCAAAGTGACTGCAAGGCTCACAGAATACATCGGAGGATCTAGAGAGGAGTTTGTTCATCGCAATGTGGATGCCCATTCTGAATTTCATGTTGTCCTCAAAGAGATTGGAAAGTGTTGGCACATATTATGGGATGTGATTGTGGCCAATAAACCTGCCGGAACAAAAAGAATGGATGAATTAAGAGAGGCACTTGATACTTTAATATCATATTATAAAATGTAAGTTCTTGTTTCGTTCCTATTAACAAACGAATCTTAAATCGCTATTAATCTATATACTCGCTGTTATTGTTCAAGGTTTAACCGACGCTTGTGAAAAATTTCTCTGGCCAAGTCGATCAAACGCAAAACATTCTCGTGAAGCAAAAGAATGGCTAGGAAGCAAAGATTTTAACATTATTTGCTCTTATGCCGGTCTGCAACCACACGAAGTCAAAGAAATTTATAAAAGATTAAAAAAGCACACATATTACCTAACAGTAGAAGATATTAGATATTTATTAAATGAGACTTTTAGTAGACGAGCTGTACTGTAGTATGATTATGGTTAATAATCCTGAAACATCGCAGCCAGAAATTATTATGAGATTTGCAAACTTCGATTCGGAGCAAGACGCATTGGACTTTGTAAAGCTGTTTAAGGAGTCATCCAATTATAATGAGTTACTAAAACTGGGATCAGGCGAAAAAATAACAATACATTGATGAAAATAGAGATGTGGCCTATTGATAGGCCAGTTCCTTATATTCGTAATGCAAGGAAAATACCTCAAAAAGCCATCGACAAGGTTGCAGGAAGCCTTCAGGAGTTTGGTTGGAGACAGCCAATCGTCGTCGATAAAAACAAAACAATCATTGTTGGCCATACTCGACTCCATGCAGCACGTAAGCTAGGATTAAAGGAAGTTCCTGTTCACAAGGCCGATAAATTAAGTGAGGCACAGGTTAAAGCCTACCGGTTGGCCGATAATAGAACAGGCCAGGAAAGTGAATGGGATGATCAGTTATTATCTCTGGAGTTAAGAGAGTTAGCTGACTACGATATTAATATTGATCTCACAGGATTTAGCGATCACGAGGTTGATAAATTATTAAATCAATTTGAAGAAGCTAAAGAAGGCTTGATAGAAGATGACAAGATTCCTCAAAATATTGAGGAACGAGTTAAAAAGGGAGATATCTGGACACTAGGCAATCACAGGCTTTTATGTGGAGACAGCACTAAAGAGGATTCATTAAAAGAATTATTACAAGATCAAACAGTAGACTTATTATTAACTGATCCTCCTTATGGTGTTAACTATCACAGCAAAAACGAGTGGTTGAATAAAATAGATAAAGGAAACAGAATCCAAAAGGAAATATCAAACGATGCTCTGAAGAACATAACAGAGTTTTGTAAGGACTTCTTATCCATCATACCATTTAGTTCCTATAATATTTTTTATATATTCTTTGGAGGACAGCAGCTTCACAACTTAAGAGACGCAATTGATCTGGCCGGATTAAAGCACAGTCAGTATCTGATATGGAATAAGAACTCTCTGGTATTAGGAAGACAGGACTACAACCATAAACACGAATTTATTGTTTATGGATGGAAGAATAGACATAAATTTTATGGTGCCAAACGTGGAACAACAGTCATAGACTTTGCCAGGCCCTTAAAGAACGATCTTCATCCAACGATGAAACCTGTGGGCCTGTTAGAGATATTAGTCAAGGATGGCTCGTTGTCCAACCAAAACGTATATGAGCCTTTCGCAGGATCCGGCAGCACTTTGTTGGCCTGTGAAAAACTAAACAGAAAATGCTATGCAATAGAACTAGATCCCAAATACTGTGATGTCATATTACAGCGATGGGAGGACTTTACAGGAGATAAAGCTAAATTAGATGGAAGAGTTAAAAAAAGGAAGGCCGACCAAATACAGCAAGACACTAATAAAGAAGATATTAGAACGTCTAGCCAAAGGTGAGCCTATACGAAACGCAGTGGTGGATGAAGGAATCACGTGGAGTACGTTTCGCAACTGGCTACGATCAAAGGAAGGTTTAAGAGAACAATATA